CTAACTCTCTCGCAGAGGTAAGAGCTCACTTAGAAACATGTGATATTAAGGATTATAATTTCCTTGCTCGTAAGATACTCAATACACCAGTTATTATTGACCCAATCATTGAAGCTCAACTTGCTAAGAAGTTAGCTGCAGACAAACGTGCTGCAACAATGGCTCAAAAGAAATTACGTAAAGTCAAAGTTGCAAAACATATTGCTGCTAACAAAGATGATGCTACTCTTAAAATTGTAGAGGGTGATTCAGCTATGGGATTCTTATTAAAAGTTCGTGACCCAAACAAGGTTGGAGCATTTCCATTGCGTGGTGTTATTATGAACACTTGGGATATGAAACCTGCAGATGTTCTGAAAAACAAAGAACTATCTGAATTGGTAGCTGTACTAGGACTTGACATTAACGACGAAGACAGTGTTGACAATATGACATATAAACATATTGCTACCTTAACAGATGCCGACCACGATGGTATTGGTCACATCAGTCCATTGTTAATTGCATTCTTTTATAAGTTCTGGCCACGACTACTTCTTGAGCACAGAGTTAAAATTACTCGTACTCCAATTATGATATCCACATTTAAGGATAAAGTTAATTGGTTCTATACTTACGAAGAAGCATCTGAGTTCAAGCAAAAGAATTCAAATTGGAAACATCGTTACATTAAAGGACTCGGATCGTTGACAGAAGAGGAATATGATGTTATAATTAACCAACCACGGTACGATACTGTTTCAGTAGACGATGCCGGTCTTTTCCAAATGATGTTTGGTAAGGATAGTAATTTACGAAAGGAGTTTATGTTCGCATGAGTGATTTGACAAACTATATTAATGACGACAATCAATACTACCCATTGTCAAATGTTGCCGCAAGAGAGTGGAAATCATTTGCAATGTACACCGTTGAAAATCGTGCGATACCAAATATGATTGACGGACTAAAACCCGTGCAAAGGTTTTACCTATACTCCAGTATTCAAAACACAAAAAGAGATTTCAAAAAAGTTTCCGCCGTATCTGGTATCATATCAGATTATGGCTACAATCATGGCGAGGGGAGCGCAGCCGGTTCTGGTCAGCTCATGGCCGCGACTTGGAATAACAACATTTGTTTAGTTGAAGGCCGAGGGTCCTTTGGTACAAGACTAATCCAAGACGCCGGTGCCCCTCGTTATGTCTATACTCGACTACATGACAACTTTACTAAGTATGTTAAAGATGTAGATTTGAGTCCAGTACATGAAGACCCAGAGCATGAGCCACCTGCACATTACTTACCAGTGATTCCATTAGTATTAGCAAATGGCACTAAAGGTATTGCAACAGGATTCGCTACAAATATTCTACCACACTGCCCAGATAGTTTGGCTGCAGCTTGTGAAGAATACTTACGAACAAAGAAAATTGCTACAGATACTATTAAGGTAAAATTCCCAGAGTTCAGTGGTACAGTTAAACAAGACCCACTCGAGCCTAAGCGATATACCGTAACTGGGGTTTATGAGAAGACATCTAAGACACAACTTACAATCACTGAAGTACCTTATGGACTAGACAGGGAAGGGTATGTAAAGGTATTAGATAAACTTGAAGATGACGGAGATATAGTATCTTACGAAGACCTTTGTGATAAGAGTGGCTTTAAGTTTACAGTTAAACTCAAACTTGCATCATCAGCAAAATGGAATGATGCTAAAGTTATTAACAAATTTAAATTATCAAAAGTACTTAGCCAAAACTGTACTGTGATTGACCAAGATGGTAAGTTACGAGAGTACGATGATGTGAGTATTCTTGTTAAAGACTTTTGTGATTACCGTTTCGGTGTATTGCAGAAGCGTATTGACAAGAACCTTGCAACATTTGAAGCAGCAAAAATATGGCTACAAATTAAAATGGAATTTATCCAACTTGTACTTGATGATAAAATCACATTTAAAAATAAGAACAAAAAGCAAATAGGCGATGATATTATATCACATATACCAGAAGCAAATGTCTTGCTCGACCGACTATTAGCAATACCATTTTCTAACTTAACATCAGAAGAGATTCTGAGTTTAGAAAAACAAATCAAGCAAGCTGAGAAGGACTTAGACTTTTGGAATAAGGCGACACCTAAAAAGCAATTCTTGAGTGACTTAAAACTTATATAATGGAGAAAAATTATGGCTTATCCTAAAGCATTTATGCAAACACTTGGGTACTACCAATATGCCTACTATCCTAACGGAAAATTTGACAACACTGTAAACCCACAATACGATGGTAAAGGTGTTAAAACGAGATGCCTAGACCATCTTAAAGATAAACCTGTAGATATCGACAATCTAATTATTATCGGCAGAAACTTAGAAAAGTTTACTGAAGGTCGAGATGCTATTGAAGCTGTTCAAGCTGCAACTGAATCTATGCGAATCAATGTACTCGAACCAAAGCTTAATAAAATCAAAGGAATGTATGATGAACTATGGGTCAAAACTCCTATCAGTGTTCTTCGTGATGAGTGGTTAAAAACTCAAATTAATCCAGTTGCAGAATCACATAAATTTTGGAATGCTCATCCAGAGCTCGAAAGCGTTACTCAAGCAACTACAACAAACTCCTCTGGTTCTGTTTACCAAACACAAAGAATTAAAGGTACAGAATACAAGCTCTATGTTAACTATACTATTGACGGACCTGAAGTTGTTCTCAAAGTTAACTTTAGTAGGAAAGGAGTTGATGGCATGACAATGGACGAACTATTTGAAAAGTGGTCTACTCAATATGCAGAACTTGAAACAACTCCAGCAGGAGCTGATGGTGAATGGATTATTGCTGAAATAGGAAGCATTGAAGATACCATCGAATTTTTTGTTGAAGCAGCTTCTTATGAATGATTTAAAATTTACAACAGCAGGTGATTATATGAACCAAGAAAAAGACAAATGCGGCATGTGTGGCATTGAAACAGAATACACTAAAGATACTCATATTGATATGCGATATGGGTATGTAGAGGGAGCCGGACAATTCTGCAGAGTATGTTATACAGCAGGTATTGATACAGACAAAACTTTCGTGCATGAATATGAATAAAGTTTGGAAAATTTGGCAATACAGCCTTGGCGGATATTCAGACGATAAGACTGAGCCCTATGATAAGTATATCACAATTGTAAGAAGTGTTGTAGTGGGTGTTAACTTTATTACTTGCTTCTTTATTATGGCAAACGCTATTCACCACTGGTAATTCTACCAATTCTTAATATACAACATAAACGAGAGTGGTAAAACTGCTCTCCAGTTTTCTGCAAACATCTGTTCTATTTCATTGTTCTGAACATAAACACGACCCATATCTAAAAATGGTTTAACAACAGTATCTCTCCAGTTTTCAAAGCGTTGATCGCTTCCATAAAAAGCACTATGATGTACTCTTACGGCTATAAATCTAACTGAAGTACCAAGATAATCTAAATTATCTTCATGTAGTATATTAAACTCTGCACCATTCGCTGATACTTTTAAATAGTCAATATGCTCTATGTCATAATAGTCAACTAATTCTCTAAGTGACATGAGCTTTGTATCTTCTGGTATTTCACCATAGCCTAAAGTAAGGTCAACTTCAGTTCTTCCCATTGCTGCATGAATAGGTATTACTTTTGGTAGTTCATCTTGTTGTATACCGATAATATCTTCAGCACAATTTTTAATAGCACTTTTAAGTAAATTACGATTAGGCTCAATCATAAAAACTTTTTTGGCACCAGCATCTAAAGCTTTAGCTGAAAACATTCCAATATTAGCACCAATATCGACGCATATATCTTCTGGTAAAATCTCATACCACCAGTCGTAATCTTTTTTGTCGAAAAAGGATTTACTAAGAGAAGCAATATGGTTGATGGATAAGTCGGCTGTGTCTAGCTCGAAGGTAAGGTTATTTGGTTTTGAAAACATTATATAGTTCGCCTCGTATAAATAGTATAATAAACAAATTGTTGGAATTTATTGTATGATTAATAACTATTTATCGAGCGCGGGATTTAAAATAATCTTCAAAAGATTGCCGCATGTAGAATTTTTTTCAAATAAAATATTGCTACCATCGGTAACAACAAACGCAGTTAAGAGCGATACTCCACTTCGTGCCTACTATTCTGTAGGTGACCATTTAGCTTATGCTGATTTGGATTTAACATTTATTATTGATGAGAACATGGGTAACTATCGTGAGATTTTTAATTGGTTAAAAGGTATTGGTACTCCAGATACATTGGACCAATATGACAAACTAAAAAATAGTGCAGATGGTGATACTTCCGATGTTACTGTTTTAATTTTAGATAGTCATAAACAACCAAACTTAGAAGTAACCTACATTAACGCTATGCCCATCGGTTTGACTCCAGTAAGTTTAGATTTATCGAATCAAGATGTTCTCTATCCAGAAGCAACAGTGACTATGAGATACGATGCATTTGACATTAAGTTATTAAACTAGGGTTGACAAATCACAGCAAACCTGTTATAATATACTTTTATAGTTAACAACCGAGTTTACATTATGGATACAAATGACATATCAGCCCTATGGGCAAAAGATTCAGTAATCGACGAAACAAATCTTGTCGGAGAATCAAAACGAATCCCAGTGCTTCACAGCAAATATTACAATCTCTTTTATAGAGAAGTACTTCGGGTAAAAAAATTAAAAGCAGAATATAAAGAACTTGAAGCTCGTAAGCGTGAATATTACGATGGCTCAATGGCAGAAGAAGATTTAAAAGACAATGGCTGGAAGCCTTATCAGAAGAAAGTATTGCGTAACGAAGTAGATAAATATATTCAAGCAGATAAGGATATTATCAAACTCAGTTTAACTATTGATTACCATTCTGCTAATGCAAACTTTTTAGAAGACATTGTGCGAACTATTCATAGTCGCAATTTTATAGTAAAAAATATGATTGACATGTTAAAATTTCAAGCTGGTGATTATTAATGAATTGGTGGGATAAATTTCTCGAGTGGGGCTTTCAACAAGAAGCCAATAAACAATTCGCTGAAACACAAAAAATTATAGATGATGTAAATGCCATCGGAGGTGAACGACAACCTCAAAAGAAAGTTGTTGACATGATGGCTGACGATACTGACCCAGAAGAAATTACTATTGAAAACGCATATAAGACGAGATGGATTTGGTATCATACGATATTAGCTATCGGAATCTTTTTTACTAACATTATTTTATTCGGCATTTTTATATTATTAGCAATTAAGCTATGAGTGAACAGATAACCTTAGAACCTATTAATTCAGTCCACATGAAAGTTGTTGCAGATAGCGGCACACTCATGGAATTAGCTGAGCAATTTAGTTTCAGACCAGAAGGTTATCAATTTGTTCCTGCCTATAAAAATAGAGTATGGGACGGAATCATTAGATTATTCCAACCAATGCGACCAATTATCTATGTTGGTTTATATCCACACATTAAAAAGTTTTGCGACGACCGCGGATATTTCTTATCTGTACCAGACCACATTGGATTAGACGAGGAATTTGATGACGATTATCCTACTCAGCTCGCTGAAGAAATCGATTGTAAGTTTATACCAAGAGATTATCAAACAGAATATGTACTTAACGCATTGCGTAAACGCCGATCTTTATCTCTATCACCGACATCATCTGGCAAGTCTTTAATAATCTATTTAATACAACAACATTATTTTCAAGCATTCGGCCACAGAACATTAATTATTGTACCAACTATTTCTTTAGTCCACCAAATGAAAGGTGACTTTATAGATTATGGTTGTGATGAGAATGATATCTATACTATTCAAGGTGGTGTT